CCCACATTTATATAATTTTCCACGTACAAAATGATAGTTTTTATACTTGACCATGCCACAAACATCATGAGCTTCTTTGGGCACATTGTTATGTAGTGTTAGTTGTCCTTGAAAGTTTGTATGTATGTTTGCGTTATAAAAACTGTCGTATACCCAAACATGAACATGTATTCCGTTACGATCTTCAAATGCGTAATCGGCACCCCAAGTGGCGGACCCGCCACTATCGTTTACTGCATCTTTGCCAACCCAGGTCCTAATAGGTCCTTGTAAAAATTTGTGTATTTCTTCAAAATATCTATCTAATTCGTCGGTGTTGTGAATACTGACTCCTATCCAATTTCCGCCACTGGCTCTGTACTCTGCAACAGCATCATAAAGTCCAGTGACTTGATTAAGTCGTGTACCATTGGTTAATATTTGAACTCGTTTTTTCCATATACGATTTAGTCCACGAATCCAGTCGCACACACTAGGATTCATCAATGGTTCTCCGCCTAGTATAGTTATTTTTTGTAAACGAATTTTTTCAGACCATGCTTGATAAACAAATTCATAGTCTTTCCAAAGTTGATGACCTTTGAAATTGTAGTTGTTATATCTATTACAATTGGTGCAGGCAATATTACATACGTTGGTTATGTAAACTTCAACGTTGGGCACATAGAGTCTAGGATCGTTGGGAGTATCGTCTGGCCATTGGATTTTTGGATCAATCATTGCCTATTTACCACACTCGAAGTATGATCAAATTCTCAGTGCCACGACCATTGAATGCCACTTCTGTAGCTTTGATATCTTTGTAGAATTTACGAGCCGCAGGCTTGCCCACTGCTCCTATTCCTTTGAGTTGTTCTGCAGGTTTGCGCAGAGTTTTTTGTTGAGTTTCCACAGTACTGAATCCAATGATACTGTTGTTTTTAATAGTAAATGTCTTACTGTAATCGTCGGCCACAACATGAATCAACTTGCGTTTTTTAGTGTCGTACAACCATGCTTCAGACTTTTCAATCAACTGACTGGGTTGCAAACTTTTGAGTTTGAGTTCAGCAAACTCGGCCAGGAACTTGAATTTGCTGGCTTGTTTTTCTGGACTGACTGCTTTTTTCTTGCGTGGTTTACGTTCAACTTTTTTAATTTGAATGTAAGCACCGCAGTCATTGATCACGGTCTCGCAAAACTTCAACACATTACGCAATTGAATTTTAGAGAGATGTCGATAGCCTTCTGTCAACTGTGAATCTTTTCCCTTAGCCACTTCTTCAAATTCTGCTTGGCGAGCTTTCCAAATTTCACTCAGAGTACTGATCATTTGTGGTGCTATGTTTAGTCCACGCATCAACACAATTGGTTTGAAGTCTGCTGACATCTTGGCACCAGATGCAACGAACTCGTCAAACATTCCGTCAAGTTCGCCGGCACACTCACTGACTTTTTCACGCAACCGGTCTTGGATAGTCATACGCGGAGTGTCGTCTACTATCACTTCTGTAATTTCTTGCTGTTTGCTTTGTAAGCATTCTTTCAACATATTATCAAGTTTGACTTGTTCATGCTCGTTGAGTTCTAAACCTACCATGCTCATACGGCACAACCACCCGGTGGTCAGTCTGATATTTGCATCACTCACACCACGGAGTAGTCGTACATCTGCTTTGCGTCCATGCAATTCCAAATAGTTCACAATCATTTCTCTAGCATCTTTTTTGCCGTAGAAATAATTGTACCAAGAAAATGCTTTACTAAGCGCACTTACACGTTCTTTAATAGGTTGAATTTTCCAAGTGGGTTCTGTACCCATGACATTGGTATCAGAGCTTTTGGGGTTTAGCAGTCGAATTGTAGGTTGTTTTACAGCATTCATGTTGGCTCCTTGAAATCAAAAGTTCTGACCCATTCAAAACGAGTGCTGGCAGGCACCCACTTAAAGTCGTGTTTGGCGCGATCTGCTTTGTCCACATCCGGAGTAACGCAGACCCATCCGCGGACTGGAGAAAAAGCCACACGATCGCGAACGCTGACAACTTGAACAATTTTACCGTTTATTTTAGCAACAGTCACAGTCATAGCATCTCCTTTCCAATAAGTGTATATTATAGCAAATTGAGTATTTGGAGTCAACCAGACATTAAACATGCAAACACAAGGTACTTTTCCAGGTGCTCAATTTGATCTGTAGCATTTAGTATTAGTTTTTCGTATCGTGCTGTTGTTTTATGCATACGGCGACATTCAACACTTTCACGACTAATTTCTTCAAAAATTGCCAACACTGTATTGTGCATTTTTACTAGGTCTCGTCGAGCCGTTTTATTTTTAAGATTGCTAATACGAATTTTGACATCATTAAGACGTTGTTCTAAATGCTCCATACAGTAATTATACTCAAAGTTGAGTTTGTTGTCAATCTGGTCCATAAATACAACACTATGCCACGCCTAAGTCTATACCGTCCCAATCGAACCAACGATTACCAATTTTTTGATAAAATCATCAAAGAAATGTTCACTGTGGGTGGACTTGACATTTATATTCACAAATATTTAGGTCCTATATTGGATCAAAGTGAAAATCCTGGTAACAACGATGCTACCTTACCAGTTTATACCAGCACCAGTCCATTGTTCATTGAAGACTTGTTGTTGTTAGAAAACAGAGATCGTGCCTACGACAATGATGTGTATGTGATGCGTGGAGTTTATCGTACACAAGATATTGATTTTGATTTGACGCAATTTGGTTTGTTTTTAAACAATGACACACTGTTTATAACATTTCACTACAATTATATGATTGATTCATTTGGGCGTAAACTCATGAGTGGCGATGTAATTGAAGTGCCTAACTTGATTGATTACTATCCACTTAATCCAGCTATACCAAAAGCATTGCCTAAGTATTATGTCATACAAGATGCTTCATATGCATCTGAAGGCTTTAGTCAAACTTGGTTGCCACATCTTTGGCGTGTGAAAGCCACACCCATGGTCAATGCACAAGAATTTCAACAGATTGTTAATCAACCGTTTATGCCTGAAAACATCTGGGACGATGGCAATTTTTATCCTGCCAACAGTGTGGTTAATTCTGGCGATAACTACTTCATGGCCAAACAAAACGTGCCCCCAGGTACTGATATATCCAACACTGACTACTGGACACCTATTCCTAATCCTACCACAGTGGGAGACCAAATGAGCACTCGCCCCAAAGATCTTGAACTCAACGATGCACTGTTGACCCAGGCTGAATCAGATGTGCCACTCAGCGGATACGATACCACATTGTTTTATGTGTTGCCAACTTATCCAGATGGGCAACCAGCCAGCACTGGTCTCAGCACTGATAATGCTGGATCACTGATTGGCAATCAACCTGGCGAGGGTGTAACACCCACAGGATTTGGCTATACCAATGGATATTTAACAGGTGATGATACAACACCAAACGGGTTGCCCGTAACCACAGGTGTTAGTTTTCCTCCGCATCCTGCCACAGGTGCTTATGTACTACGGTTGGATTACTATCCAAATCGGTTGTTTAGGTACAACGGCAAGGCCTGGATTGCTATACAAGACGGTGTGAGAACCAATCTCACACTTGGTCCCAATGACCCATTGGCACCTATTGATGGAAGTCAACGAGCCAGTTTTATAAACAATACATACACTGTGAATACTGCAGATTTAGGCAATATCCCAAGTCGCCAGAGTCTCAGCGAAGCACTCAGACCATTGGCCGACAATGGCGATCAGGGTGGCAATTTGCCACCCAATCCAAGACCACCCGGAAGGTAATAAATGGCTGTATCTTTCTTTTATGACGAACAAATACGAAGATTTTTGTTGCAGTTCGCCAGAATATTTTCCAACTTTCAAGTTGAATATGGCCGTAACGAAATGGGCAAAAATGACACCCTGATTCGTGTACCTGTACGTTACGGAGATTCAAGTCGTCAAGCTCAAACTGTGATTCAACAAAACTCAGCCAATGAACTGACTAGCACTCCATTGATGACATTTTACATTACAGATTTAAAGTACGATCGTCCCAGAATACAAGATCCCACTTTTGTTGGCACCATACAGGTCAGACAAAGAACTTACGATTCTATGACTGACACCTATGAACAAACGCAAGGCAATGCATTTACCATTGACAGACTGATGCCAGTGCCTTTTGAGTGTACAATAAAGTTGGATATTTGGACTTCTAATACCAATCAAAAAATGCAATTGCTAGAACAAATTCTAGTGTTGTTTAATCCCAGTTTAGAAATACAAAGTACTGATAACTACATAGACTGGACAAGTTTGACTGTGTTGTATCTTGACGATGTCAATTGGTCCAGTCGTACTATTCCGGTGGGTACAGAAAATCCCATAGATATTTGCACGCTGACATTTAAATTACCTATGTGGATCAGCTCGCCAGCCAAGGTCAAAAAATTAGGTGTGGTTGAGCGTATTATAATGAGTGTGTTTGATGCTGACGGAGACATCAACAATGCAGTATTAGATAACGATTTGTTGTTAGGCACTCGTCAACAGATCACTCCTTGGGCGTACCAAGTGTTGTTGCTGGACGGTAAACTGCAAGCATTGGCACAAAATCAAGTGATAAACGAGCCTAACACAAATTTAACACCTCCTGATAATCCGCCTAGCAATTTGTTGTGGCATGACATTGTAAATCAATACGGAAATCTAAGGCCTGGCATCAGTTATGTCACACTAGAACAACCAGATGGCACTGACGTTATGGGTACCGTGGCATATGATCCTACCGATGACAGATTTTTGTTGTTTACAGTAAACACTGCCACGACACCTGCTAATACATTAGCACCACTGACTGCAGTTATAAATCCATTGGCCAGTGGGCCAGGCGCAGGATTAATCCCTGCCTCACAGGGACAACGTTACTTGTTTACTGAAGATACTGGTAGTTGGGACGGTACAAGTCCTACAGCGTGGCAAGGACAAAATGGTGAACCTTTGGTGGCACATGCTAATGACATTGTGGAATACAACGGGGAGAGATGGGCAGTATCATTTGATAGTACATCAAGCCCTAATAACATACAATATGTTACAAATATAACCACAGAAATACAGTACCAATGGACTGGTACCACATGGGTTAAAAGTTATCAAGGACTTTACAAGGGAGGCGAATGGAGTCTTGTACTGTGACTGCAGTGGGTGTATGGTTTTACGCAGTTGACACAGGTCGTTATCTTTATTTGCTGCGTAATGATGCAAAAAATCCTGGAACATGGGGATTACCTGGCGGTAAAGTTGAAGTAAATGAAACGCTAATAGAGTGTATTACTCGAGAATGTCAAGAAGAACTTGGTGCAATGCCTGACTATCTAAGATTAGTACCTTTAGAAAAATTTACCACTGCAGACGGTAAATTTGCTTATCATACGTTTTTTTGTAGTATTTCAACTGAATTCCGGCCTGATCTAAATGACGAACATGTGGGATGGGCGTGGATCTCTTCTGGAAATCTTCCGCGACCGTTGCATCCTGGACTATGGTCAACAGTCAATATTGAATCTGTACAAGACAAAATTTTGACCATGGAGCAACAAGTTCAGATATCGCAGTAGCCAATAAAATCTCCATAGGTAAGATGTTCAGCATTGGCTGCTTCCATCCAGATGTCAGGCATGTTGGCTTTTTCACCTACCAAATAAAATTTTACGCCTGCATAGGTATCCATGACTTGCCTGACTTGATTAAACCACGATGGTTGATTCACAGGAGTTTCAATATTATATCCAAGTAAAAATATCTCTTGATGTCCATCAAATGCCGCGAGATAAAGTATGGCTGCTATCTCTATTAATCTGGGGGCCAAAGGAATCAAATAAAATTCTCCAGGTATATCTATACAATTTCTAGGATTAGTGTACACAATATTATTTTCTTGGTACTTGGTCAATATGATTTCTTTAAGTTTGGCTTGATCAAATTCTACAGCAAAATCCAATCGCATTTCTTGAGTAATATTGCCAACACCGTAGGTCTGTACCTTTTTTGATCCTAACAAACCTCCTCGATGCCGTTGTAATTTAGTGTAATCAAATCTGAATTGATCAAAAGAGCTGCCAATGCAAACTGCTCGGCCAGATATATGTTGATTTTGAATGGGATTTTCGATCCATTCTCTTTTTTCAATTTTTTTACCGCCTACCCAGCGACTTTCTAATATAATAAATTCTCCGGCGTAGTCTTGACGATATCTTGCTTGCATTATGTTCTGCCAACTGCAACTTCAATAATACCTATTTCTGCTGAGTTCCATTCTTCCAGTGCTTTGCCAATTATACAACCAGGTTGATATTGAGCCATATCAAGTGGGCTAGCAACACCATCAATTGGGCTGGCCACTAGTCTGTCGCCTTTGTGTATGATTCCTACTACCTTACAAGGAACTCTGCCAGTCAGTGCCACTGCAGCAGTGTATTCTCCATTTAGTGTTGAATTCATTAGGTAAGCGGGTTGCGTGCTAATTATGCCAGCAACTTGTGTGTTGTGACTTCCAGAGCTAATAGTAATTTCTTGTATACCTCCAAAACTGACCACAGTTCCAGGTTGATATTCTGCATCTGCGGTATAAACTTCTGCCAAGTCAGCATACTGTGCAGTGGTTGCTTTGGCAAACACAGTGTTAAATGTTGCGCCGCTTGCACCAATATTGCCGCTGCCATTGGTTCCTCCATTGGATATGGCAGTGCCATTATTTGAACTATTTACAGTCAATGTACCTGATGTTGTCAAACTACTGCCAACAGTGGTGATATTGGACTGTGTGGACCCTGAAACTTGAGCCACATAGCCGGATGTAGTTTGATAATTACTAGGATTGGTAGAATTGTATGGAGTAAATCCTAGTGCAGTGGTCACATTACTACTGGTAAGTCCTGTGACATAGGTAGCAGTGGTGGCGTTGGGCACTGTACCGGTGACATTGGCACCCGGTATAGATGTTAGCCCAGAGCCTGATCCTGAGAATGACGATCCTGTCACAGTGCCTGTTACGCTAACTGAACTACCAGTCATTACTCCACCAACTACACTGGCAGCAGTTACTGTGCCTGTAATACTAACAGTAGTTCCGTTGTGAACTGCACCTGTATTACCAATAGTGGCTGCATTAACAGTGGCTGCATACACAGTACCTGTACCACTCACAACACCAGTGCCATATATGACATTGCCACCTGTGACATTGCCACTTGCGCTATAACTTCCAGCGGTACTTGCACCTGATCCAATTGATATATTGCCACCAGTGATATTACCTGCAACACTAATTGTGTTGGATGATATTAATACACCAGTAGCAATTACATTGCCACCTGTGACATTGCCTGTTGCACTTACAGTAGAGCCAATTAAACTGGCACTT